AAGAGTCTAGACTTTAATCCAACAACAACTATACTTAAACATATAATAACTAGCAAGGATAAATAATGATTAGATTAATAAAAGTAACACAAGAGCATATAAACAAAGGTACACCAGAATGTAATTTACTATGTCCAATAGCATTAGCTTTAACGGAAGAATATAAAACTGATGATGTTGACGCTGATTATTTTCACGTTGCAGATTTACGTGTTAATAACAAGAAGTTAAGGATTCAAAAAAATCAACAAGAATATGTTGTAGATTTTATGAAATCATTTGATCAGTTTATATATAATATAGGTGATGAAGACGATGTACAAACACCAACACCATTTACATTAAGAATAGTAGAAAGAAAGAAAAGACTTGACAAATAATAATAAGTATGATAGGGAGAATCATTATGAAAAAATACAAAGTAAGAATATTTGGAATGGGAATAGATGCCAAAGCATTGATACCATTTCCATACGAACCAACATTAGATATGATTGAGAATGCAGTTGGTGAGTATTTAAACGAGGGCTTAATGAAGATAGAAGCTGATACATTTTATGTACCTACTAGATATACAATAACTTACGAGGAAATTCTACCAGTAGAGGAAAATAATGTATAATCAAGATGGAGCCTTTTATTATAAAGTAAAAAACTTAAAAAAGTATGATGAGGAAAATAAAAAGTTATACATATACACTCTATCATATGGTGCTCTACTTAATAATAAAGTTATTATAGCTAAAGGTAAAAATCTATTTAGATTTCGTAGATGTGCGTGGGTATACTATCCTTATTTAAAGATTTTATATGATAAACTTATATTTGGTGACATTGAAGAATACTATGAGGAAATGAGAGAAGCCATGACAAAAAAAAACTATGAATATATAGATAAAAATAAGTATATTGATTCGCATATTAATATAAATAAAATAAACAAACTTAAAGAAAATAAACTTAAATCAACATGAATTATAAGCAACAACTATTAGTAATTGAAGGGCTATTCATTCCACCAGACACCTCTATCAGAATGGATTGTCCTTTTTGTCATGGTAAGAATACCTTATCAGTAGACACAGCCACCAATAATATAAATTGGTTTTGCTTTCATGCATCATGTAAAGCTAAAGGTAAGTACACAGGTGAGAAAGATATGAATTATGTAAACTCAACATTCAATACTAATAATAAAACAAATGATGTACACTTTGAGATGCCAGATAGTTTTACAACTGTATATTCAAATGACAAAGCAATGAAGTACCTACACAAAAACAATTGCTGGGAAGCATGGAGTTTAGGTAGAGCCACAATTAAATTTGATGTTGCACAGAACAGGGTAGTATTCTGCGTTAAAGATCCAAAGACAGATGAGATTGTAGGTGCAGTAGGTAGAGGATTAACTTCCAGAGTATACCCTAAATGGTATATGTATGGTAACAAAGATGTACCATTTTCTTGTGGTCTATTGGAACATAAGGAAGCTATCCTTGTAGAAGATTGTGCCTCTGCTTGTGCAGTATCTAATGTATTAACAGGTATAGCTTTGATGGGTACATCATTAAAAGAATCTCATAAGAAACACTTGACACAGTACAAGAAATTGTATATAGGTTTAGATAGAGATGCAACAATAAAATCATTTGATATTGCTAATGAATTAAAATCTTATGGTGTTAAGAACGTTCATGTTAAAGTATTAGAAGATGATTTAAAATATTACAAAACAAACGAAATAAAGGATATGTTTAATGACTGATAAGATGATGCAAGAAATAGTAGATGACTGGAGAGAGTGGAGATATGATATTATAGAATTAAATACTGCTACATGGACACAGAGAGATGAGCATAAACTTAATGCTATAACAGTTATATTAGAAGAACAATTAAAATTACAGAAAGAGGAGTAGAAAACAAATGGATGATATATATTTAAATACTTTTAGTAATGATCTAAAAGATAGTATTAAAAAAAGGTTAGACAAAGATGGCAGAGGGTATAATGATTTGGAAGAAACAATAGATAGATTGACTACACAAAAAAAATACCTACAAGAGCAACTAAGAAAAGCAGGGATAGATATTGAAGAATTAAAAAATGACAACAAGAAATTGTCAAGACAAGTGGAGGATAAAGATACCCTTGTAGGTAAATTAAAAGATAAATCATTAATATGAAATGCTTTTTAATTATATCACACGAAGAAGAAATAGATACCCCTGATGGAGGTGAGCCTACTAAGTGGATTACTGTTAGGAATATGATTCATTTTAAATCCTTTGCAAAAGCACTAATTTATTTACAAGAAAATATATGTGATGGGGATACTCGTAAGCTTATGAATCTTAAGACACTAAGTGCCTATAAAAAAGAATGTCGAATCTCTTGTTTTCCTACTGTCTGGAAAAAAGAAGTAGAAAAACAGGTTGATATATGGGAGGAAAAATATAGATGAAATGTTTGTTTGTGTCTTTGCATGACGAGGAAGATGGTGGTGATGAGGAGTATATATATGATAAAACTTTTACCACTAAGGCATCCCTTATATCTTTTAAATCTAAAAAAAATTTATTAAACTACTTACAAAAAAATATTAGTTATTCAAAGGGTAGCAAAGTAGTAGATTTTAAATCTATTAAAAAATATTTAGATGAGTGGGGTCACTGTATGTGGGTATTCCCATATAAAGATTTACAATGGGCAATATCTAATTTTAGACTTACAAAAATTAATATTAATATAAAGGAAACAGCATGATTGAAAAACAAATAATAAAACTAATGCTTAATAAAGATTTTTATACAGAGTATAAAGGTAGAGTATCTCGTAATGTATTTCAAGGTAGCTTCGGCTCCTTGTATGATACAGTACAGAAAGCACATGATAAGTATGATGCTGATATAAGTATTGATGAGTTGTACTCCTTACATACTACAGTATTTAATCCTGCATTAACACGGGCAGCCAAAGAACAGTTCCATGAATTACTTGAGGACATAAAAGAAACAAACGAACCATCAAAACAAATAGCAGATGATATTATAAAAATATTAATTGAAAGAGATGTTGCACAGAAAATAGCAATAGAAGCTACTGAAATATTTAATGGTAAACTTGCAGACTTTAATTTTATTACTAATCTTATAGAAAAGCATAAGACAGGATTACCTGCACAAAAACTAGATGCAGTAACAAATGATATTGAGGAGTTACTAGAGGAATTAAATTTTGTAAGTAAGTGGCAGTTTAATATTAATGTATTAAGGGTTAACGTAGGTGGGATTGGACCAGGGAATTTAATGATAGCCTTTGCCAGACCAGAGGTAGGTAAGACAGCATTCTGGGTTAGTCTTGTAGCAGCACCTTATGGATTTGCTGAACAAGGTGCTAAGGTACATGCCTTTATTAATGAAGAACCTGCAGTGCGTACACAAATGAGAGCCATAAGTTCTTTTACTGGGCTTAACAAAGATCAAATTACTAAAGATATACCTACAGCTAGAGAGGAATGGCTTAAAATAAAAGATAATATTGTTATGCTTGATACTGTTGATTGGTCTATGGATGATATTGATAGTCACTGTGAGAAACATAAGCCAGACATAATTGTTATAGATCAATTAGATAAAGTAAATATAAGTGGTACGTTTGCAAGAACAGATGAAAAGTTAAGAGCCATCTATACAAGTGCAAGGGAAATAGCAAAGAGAAGAAATTGTGTAGTCATTGCAATATCGCAGGCATCAGCAGATGCAGACAATAAAGATCATATAACTTTTACTATGATGGAAAACTCTAAGACAGGAAAAGCAGCAGAAGCAGATTTAATAATTGGGATAGGTAGTAATTCCATTGTTGATCCAGCCAATAACGCCAGAGTATTAAATGTTAGTAAAAATAAAATAACAGGGTGGCATGGTAATCCACCATGTGTATTAGATAGATACACAAGTAGATTCACAGGATAATATAAAGGAATAAATATGATAACAACAGTAGACGTAGAAACTTCGTATCAAAAAACAGCTTCAGGTGGCTTTGATCCATCACCATTTAATCCTAGTAACATATTAGTTAGCGTGGGAATTAATGATGAGTACTATTTTACTAACCACAGCACGAGAGTTGATGAGGGTTGCCATAAAAAGATACAAAAAATATTAGATAAAACTAAATTATTAATAGGGCATAACATTAAGTTTGATTTAAGTTGGTTACTTGAGGCAGGATTTACATACACAGGTAATGTATACGACACTATGATAGCAGAGTACGTATTAAATCGTGGTGTTAGGGATAGTTTAACACTATTAATGTGCTGTAAGCGTAGAAATTTAGATGCTAAAGATGATGCAGTAAAAGAATATATGGATCTAGGTGTATCCTTTGAGAATATCCCTGAAGAAATTGTAGAAAAATATGGTAGAGTTGATGTGGCTATTACTAGACAACTGTTTGATGCACAGATGGTAGACTTAAGATCCGATAAGCATAAAGGTTTATTAAAAACAATTAAAGTTATGAATGAATTTTTAATAGTGCTTACTGATATGGAACGTAATGGTATTAATATAAACTTAGAAGACCTTGCACAAGTAGAAAAAGAATACCGAGCAGAGTTTGCATATTTAAAACAGAAGATAGATAAGATTGTCTACAATAAAATGGGTGATACTAAAATTAATCTGGGTAGTCCAGAACAATTGTCATGGTTAATATATTCTAGAAAGCCTACAGATAAAAATGAATGGGCTAAGATATTTAATACAGGTGTGGATAAGTTTACAAAGAAAAATAAAAAGAGACCTAAGTTTTCTTTCTCAAGGTTCAGAACTTTAGTAGCTAATAATTCTGAGCCTATACATAGAACTATGGCTAGTAGATGTTTACATTGCACAGGTAAGGGTGTAACTTTAAAAATTAAAGTTGACGGCACACCTTATAAAAAATATAGTAAGTGTGAGGATTGCCATGGAGAAGGTATTATATACTCTAACATGGCTAAACTTGCAGGGTTTAATCAAAGACCTAGAAATGTATATGATATAGCTGACTCTGGATTTAAAACAGATAGAATAACCTTAAGTAAAATTGCAACGGAAGCAGAGGGAGAGTTCAGGGAGTTTATTGATTCTATAATTAGACACAACGCTATCTCTACATACCTAAATACTTTTGTAGAAGGTATACAGAACTTTACAAATGCTAATGGATTATTACATCCTAAGTTTATGCAGGCTGTAACAGCAACAGGTAGACTATCAAGTAGAGATCCTAACTTTCAGAATCAACCCAGGGGTACTACCTTTCCTATTCGTAAAGTTATACAATCTAGATTTGAAGGTGGTCAGATTCTTGAGGTAGACTTTGCACAACTAGAGTTTAGAACTGCAGTATTTCTTGCACAAGATAAACAAGGTATGGAAGATATAAAAAATAAAATAGATGTACATAAATTTACTGCTGACATCATAGGTGTATCACGACAAGATGCAAAGGCACACACGTTTAAACCCTTGTATGGAGGCACAACAGGTACAGAAGATGAGAAGAAGTATTATAAAACATTTGCGGAAAAGTATAAAGATATAACTAAATGGCATGAGGAATTACAAAGTCAAGCTATAAATTTTAAAAGGATAATATTACCTACGGGTAGAGAATATTCATTTCCATATGCAGAACGTATGCCTTGGGGTGGGTCTAGTTATTCTACTCAAATAAAAAATTACCCAGTACAAGGATTTGCAACTGCAGATATTGTACCTTTAGCATGTATAAAAATATATAAGCTAATGAAAGAACAGAAGGTAAAGAGTTTACTTATTAACACAGTTCACGATTCTATTGTGGCTGATGTTTATCCTGGAGAAGAAGCTGTAATGAGTAAGATATTTGACCAGGGTACAGCATCCGTAATACCTGCATTGAAAGAGTATT